ATATTTTAGAGATAAAATAATTGTATTTAGAGATGCTAATTTAAATAAAGAACAACAAAAAGAATTAATGATCTTTTTTGGAGACTTGTTTGGATGGTGTCCTAACTCAAAAGACTCTTTAGTTTTAGATTACACAGAAGATCATCATAAGCATATGAAAAATAAAAACCGTGCTAGCAAAGATGAACTAATGCTTGCGTGGCATACAGAGCATGTCCAGGATGAGGAAGACCCTCATCTTGGGGCAACCTGGAGAATGGAAAAGTTTGAATGCCCTGAAGACTCTGGGCATACTTATTTTGTTGATATGACAAAAATGTTTCAAAATTTAAGTAAACAAGATCAAGATTTTCTATCTAGCTGCGTAAATAAACTTGACACAAAACAATTTAATCATACAGGTAAGGGAATAGTAGAGATTCAAGTTTCAAAAGAATTTGACTGTGTAAAAGTTCATCCAGTAACAGGAGAAAAAACTATAAGATTATCACTTTTTGCAGAAAGTGGGGAGCTAAATACTTTATCTAAGTTTAATGGGCGTGAACCAAATGAAGAAGAAAAAGATACCTATAGGAAATTAATCTCCTCTATTTGTAACCAAGTTTGGAATAATAAAGATATAAGGATGGTTCTTAAATGGAAGCAAGGAGATCTTGCAGTTCCAGATCTTTTTAAGCTTGCACATTCAGTAAGTGGTGGATTTATTGAAAATCAAAGAACATTAAGAGGAGAGTTTGGAAAAGCATTACCTTGGCTTAGTGGTAACATTAATGATTAAATATAGTTTAGTATATAGCAATATTGATATGCTAGTTTGGACAGTAAAGGAAAAATAATGGCTATTTACGAATATGATTGTATGCCCTGCGGTATTAGATTTACTAAACAAAGATCTATTAGCGATTCTGACCCAGGGTACACATGTGAAACTTGCAATAACAACTTAGTGCGTGTATACTCTAATGTAGGAGCAGTTTTCAATGGCAGTGGATTTTATTCCACTGATAACAGAAAGAGGTAATTTACATGACTACAACTATTGCTGAAGATACTGAAAAAAAAGAATGGACTTTAGGACCATCTAATCGCTGTGATTCATGTGCAGCAGAGGCTTTAGTTAAGGTTTCTGGTATAAATGGCGACCTAATGTTTTGTGGTCATCACTATAATAAGATTATGGATAATCCAGAAGGTTATGCAAAAATGATGTCTTTTATGATTAGCATAGTTGACGAACGTGATAAGTTAATTGAAAATAAAGCAAAGGGGAAAGATTACTAATGGGAAAGCATAACGATAAAATTAAAAAAGCCTTAGAGCAACGAATTGCTGCAACACCAGCAGGAGCAGGGTATAAAAAGCCAGGGTCCATGAATAAGAAAAAGACTGGCTATAGAGGTCAAAGAGCAAAGGGATCAAAGTAAATGTACCAATACTATGTAAGAAAAGTAGAGAATGTCGTAGATGGAGATACCATTGATGTTCTTATTGATTTGGGGTTTGATATTTTGTTTCAGTCCCGTGTAAGACTGGCTGGTATTGATACCCCTGAGTCTCGTACAAAAGATCTTAAAGAGAAAGCTCTTGGTCTTGAGTCTAAAGAGTATCTTAAGAAGGCTCTAAAGGATGCTAAGTCTGTTGTAATCAAGACTGAGAAGATGGACTCATCTGAAAAGTATGGTCGCATTTTAGGGTGGGTTTACATTAATGGTGAGACAATATCCCTTAATGATATGATGATTAATGATGGTTATGCTTGGGGATATATGGGGGATACCAAAGTCAAAGATTTTGATGCACTTGCTAAAGCTAGAAAAAAGTCTGGTAAATGATTATTGCTTATTACTTTACTGCAGATTGGTGTGCCCCTTGTAAAAAGGTAAGGCCAACTGTAGAAGAGATTAATAAGGATAGTATTGTTAAGTTTAAGATTATAGATGTAGACTCTGAGATGGAGCTTGTTAAAGCTTTTGAAATTAAATCAGTTCCAACTTTTATTATTATTAAAGATGGCGAGATAGTCAAGAGATCTACTGGTTCTCAAACAAGAGATAATCTTTTGGAGATGTTAAATGTTTAGTGATGAAGAGATAAGCAAGGTAGTAGATAACCTTATACTTGAAGGTGGCATTGAATATGCTGGTGTTGATCCAGAAAGTGGAGAGATGCTATACTCAATTACACCAAAAATAAAAGACCTTATGCCAGACCTTTATGATGAACACCTAAACTTTGTCAATGCTGACCTGATGTCTCTATGGCAAAAGGGTTTTGTAGATATAGACTTCTTCAGTGACGACCCACTAATAAATATAAATGATAAATATTATGATGAAAATGAGGTAGCAAAGCTGTCTAAAGAAGAAAGATGGTCTTTGCGGGAGCTTAAGAGGGTCATAGATTCACAAGAACTCTGATATAATCAGAGTATAACTAGGAGGTTAATTATGTCAGACAAGGATGCAAAAGCCATTCAATCATCAGGTAATCCTGAAAATCCATCAGATTTTATTAATCCTGAAGCTGGTATGAAAAAGCCTGCAACAATGCCAAAAAGAAAAAGAAAAAAGAAGACTCAAAACAAAGCAGTTGATCCATCAATGATGGTACAGGAAGTCATTAAAGAAGGTGACTTTGTAATGGGCATGACATCAGAAGGAATGGTTCATGGTATGGTAGAGCATATCATGATTGAGGGTGGCGTATACGGAGTTCCTGGAACAGAGTATGCAATTCAATCTATGCCTCCAGAAAACCCAGCTATGGCTGTTAGAATTTATGAAGAAGAAGACGGTAAGTGGGAACCAACAGCATATAGTATTGGAATGATGTACAAGGATGCTGAAATTATTGACATAAACAATCATAGTATGGAAGATGATGAAGAAGACTATGATTCTGAAGTTGATATGGCAATGTACGATTCATCAATTGGTAAAACTGATTGTTGCCCAGATGAATTAGAAAAGAAAGCACCATGCTGGGATGGTTATGTCCAGCGTGGAATGAAGCCAGGAAAAAATGGTAGACCAGTTCCTAACTGTGTGCCTGCTGCAAAAGCAGATGATCTGTTTGAAGATGATGACACAGTTGAATATGATACAGATTCAGTATCAAAGGCTGAAGGTTACTCACCACCAGAAGGAGCAAGATCAGCTGCTCGTAAAGCAATTAAGTTTAAGGAAGATGGTAAGGCTACTGGTGCAGGAACTGCAGTTGGCTGGACACGTGCAGGGCAGTTAGCAAGAGGAGAAACAATTTCTCTTAGTACTGTTAAAAGAATGTACTCATACTTCTCACGTCATGAAGTAGATAAAAAAGGTAAGGATTGGGGCAAGCAAGCAAACCCTTCTAATGGATACATCATGTGGTTAGCTTGGGGCGGAGATGCAGGATTTTCTTGGTCACGAGGAATTGTTGAGCGTGAAAAGAAAAAGACAGTATGGGTTGGAAGCGCATTTAGTTTTAGAGGTTAAAAATGATATCAACCCTGCTTATTGGCTTGACATTCATAATCCTTTGCTCTATAATTATAAGAGTAGTAAAAAACCGTAAAAAGCATTTTGCTAAACTTGTTTATACTCAAAGCAGTATTCATCAAATAGTAAAAAGTTTTTTACCAAAAGATCTTTTTGAGGTACCAAAAATGCTTTCTCAATCAAGAAAGCATGTTCGTAATAATACGGTAAAGGTGCTGATAATAGAAGATAGTGCATACTGGGTACATAACAATATGTTCTATGTGGCAGATGCAGTAGATGGGGAAGTAGACTCAGAAACTGTTAGGCCAGTTGACACAAACAATATGTCAAAGCGGGATATTGATAAGATGCTATTCATACTGGATAGTTTAAAGAATGGAAATTCTGATGATAGTAGCAGTACATGGAACGGCTGACTTTAATAATTACCAAGTCTTTCTTCGTGCCATGAGTGTTGCTCTTTCTGGAATGCAAGATGGAGACAAAGAGTTTACAGTTTATTCTGCTGGTCCAGCTTCAATAAACTCTTTTGTTTCTGAGTTTTGTAATCTATCAGAAAGAGGCATGAAGTCTCGTGGAAGAAAGATCAGGTTCTATAAAGTTCCTGCTTCCTGGGTTGAAGAAAATATATCTAGCGTAAACTACCTTGCATTTTTGGGTAAGCCAAAGCAGGCTGTATCAAGACTTGTTACAACTGCAGAAAAAAATAATATTGAAGTCGGAATTTTTAGATACTAAGGGGTAAAAATGATTGTAAAAGATTTAAAAACAATGGAACAGATTGTAGCAAAGAACTACAACTTACATTGGGATGGTTGGACAGTTGTAGAAACCAAGCAGTCTGATGTTGCCAAGACTGCTGTTAATGGAATTCGTCGTAATGGTAAATGGTTTTTGGCAAAGACATTTGTACCTGATCGTAATGGCTGGGATATTCCAAATAGATATAAGGAATAAAAATGAAGCAACACTTATGGAAAGATGAAGGTGCTTGCTTTGGCTCAGATACAAACTTATTTTTTGATAAATATGAGGATGATGAGCTTATTAGACCAATCATAGATAATCTATGCCAGTCGTGCCCAGTTCAAAAAATATGTTTTGCTAATGGTATATCTAGCAAAGAGTGGGGTGTCTGGGGTGGTATATACTTAGAGAATGGTGAAATATCACGGGAGTTCAGTAGACACAGGACAAAAGAAAAATGGGGTGAGATGTGGAAATCTCTAACAATGGAGAAGATGTAACTAGCTTTGAATCAATGTGTGCCATCCTTGGTGAACTTTGGATGGACTATAAGTCTGATAAATACTTTAAAGATTTTATTGAGTACAATGATATTGGTCTGCCAATTGCATTTTTAGTTGATAATGAATTGGTTGAACCAACAGTATTAGCAAAGCAGTATGTTTATGAAACATGGGATATTTTTCTTGCAGCATTAGAAATAAAAGAAGACCTGGGCTGGGAATCTTTAGAAGATCTGTTTCATTATGTAGATAAGAAAGATAATAGATAATGTACACAGACTCAATGCGTAGAGCTTTTCATAATATACAAGCCCCTAAAGGTTTTTCTGTACAGCTTATTGACAACGAACACTTTCTTACTATAAAATTAGATGAAAGACATTTTACACATCTAACACATGATGAAAAAATAGCAGCATTGCAATATGTTGTTCAACTGAAGCATGGGCTAGAAATGGAAGGCGCAATAGTGCTAGTAACAAGAGAGGCGTTGGCATAATATATGATAGAAGTTATAGTCATACTTGGATCTTTACTTTTTATTTCATTATCTGTCCTGTCAGTATTATCAATAAAGTTACGAGCATTAAAAAATAATGTAAAGAAGCTTTCTGTAGCATATTTAAAGATTGAAAACCTAATGTCATCTAAGACTAAGTTAGACAATGATGCTCACCAAGAAAGCTTTATTAAATTTCTTTCTGATTCTCGTGATTCAGCATTTGAATACATTGAAGAAGTTCAATCTGGAATAAATGATTTTGTATCTGAAGTTGACCCAGTAATTAATTATTTTGATGAGCATGGGGACATAATGGGTATGATTCCCAACTATGATAATATGAAGAAGATATCTGTTGAATTTAAAAAGTTAAAAAAACTATTACCAGAGGAATCTAAATGAAAGATATAATACTATCAACACTAACAGGTTTTGGATGCGGTGTCGTGTTCGCAGCATTCAAATTGCCAGTACCAGCACCACCAGTTTTTGCGGGAGTCGCAGGAATTATTGGTCTATGGATTGGCTTTACATTACTAACACGAGTTATATCCTAGGAGGAATAAAATGAATAAGAAACAACTAGAAGCACTACTAGCATCATATGGTCGCTCAGTGCTTGCATCAGGACTTGCCCTATATATGGCAGGAGTAACAGATCCAAAGGATCTATGGACAGCACTAGTTGCTGCAATCGCTCCAGTAGCCATTAGAGCACTCAACCCTAACGATAAGGCATTTGGTGTATTGCCAGATGCTAAGGCCGTAGATGAGGCTCTCAAGGCTGCTAAGGCACCTGTTAAGAAGGCTGCTAAGAAGGCACCTGCTAAGAAGACTGCTGCAAAGTAGTTATATTATGGAGGCCAGCCTAGAAATAGGCTGGTCTTCTTTTATGCTATTATGGATTAATATGTCAAATACAGCTCTAATAATGTGTACTTATATAAGGTTTGAAAACCTTAAAGTTACTTTAGCTTGCTTAAATAACCAAACAGACAAAGACTTTGATTTTTACATTGTTGATAATTCAAACCGAAATGAAAAACTTTTAGCCTATTTAGATAAGTATAAAGGCAATTTGAATATATCTGTTCATAATTACTTAAATGAGTTTAAACAGTTTGCTAGATTTTTATTGGCAAGAGATCTTGCTGAGCAGGGATATGAAAAAATAATATTTATTGATGACGATGAAATAATTCCAAATACTTTTATACAAGAATGTCATAGACAATATGAAAGCGATTGTGTGAAATCTTTCTGGGCACATAGAGTTAATTTAAGATACAAAAGAAAGATTAAGATTGTTGGTAATGAATTAGGCAATTATGCTGGAACAGGTGGTCTTATCTGTGAATCTAAGCTATTCTTAAATGAAGACTTTTTTGATTGCCCTGAAGAATATTGGATAATTGACGATCTATGGTTATCTTATTATATATTAAAGTTTACAGACTATAAAATTAAAGAGCTTAGAACAAATATTGAATTCATAAAAGACAGAAAAGCAACGTTTATGACTCTTGGAGATTTGAAACAAAGATTCTCAGAAGAGTTTATCCTTCCAGAATCTGAAGGTATTGATTCTTTAGAATAGATGGATCAAAGTTTTCAAACCCAATAGTTGCAGCTTTTTCTTTTTCTGCTTTTTTATCACTGTTAACATAGTTATCAATTCTTTTAGCAAGCTCTTTGGGATCAGCCTCATATACATCTAATTTAACTCTTGTCATAAGTGTGTTTATTTTCTTTGAAGGAATTAGCCATTCTTTTGGAAGTATTTCATTGTTTGGTGATATATCAGTCATAAAGACTGGCAGCCCACTCATGAGTGCTTCATTCATTGGCAAGCACAGACCAGCATATCTTCTTGGAAGAACCATGGCATCAAATCCTTCATACATTGATGATCTATGGTCAATATTACCTATATCAATAGTAAGTCTAGGATCTTTGCAATTAACTTTAAGTTCCGTCTGACTTCTAATGACCAACTCATAGTCAGCTGTTGAATGCTCAAGCATATCAATAACAGTTTGAGTACCATTCCTATCCTGGGAAGCTGCCTTACCGCCAATATGAAGAATTCTTTTATGATCTTTCCCAAGATTATTGTTTCTTGCAGAAGCAAACTCAGATGAGTCAGTAGGTGGCGGTAGATGAATAACGACAGTATCATTGCCAAACTTACTAATAACCTCATCTATCTTCCAATAACTAGGGGCAATCATATAGCTTGGTAAAGGCATATCTGGTTTATTTAAATGATCAAGAAACTCATAGTTATATTGCATTAAAGTTTTAACATTGTATCTCTGTGAAAGGTGAATAAAATGTGGATGATAAAAAGTTTCGCATGTAAGTACAGAATTTAATCCACGCATAAACCCAGAAACTTCTTGCTTAGTTGGAAAGCCATCTGTCATTATTACGTTATAGCCATCATACCACTCAGGATATTGTTTGTTATTGTTAAATTTTGCAGAATTAATTAAAAGAATTCTATCTGGATTCAACATTTTAACTAAATCCCGTGTTTGATTTCCCAATCCACTATTGTCACATCTTGCAATTATTCCAAACATTACTCTTTATATCCCCATGCATCATCATCTGCTGTAAATTTTTGTGTACCTTCACGTCCATCTAAATGATAAGAGCGCTTTATGTTACCTTCTGGATGATATATCCAAAGCTTATGAATGCCCCAACCCTTTTCACTAAAAGTGTCATAGGGTAGACAATCATCTTGAACCTTTCCATGAAATCTATCTTCAATAAAAGTTTTTTCATGAGAAAAAGGTAAAATAATATCTCTGTAATATTTTACAGTACTTAAATGTGGTCTTTGACTCCATTGAGATGTTTTCATAAATCCATCTTCAATGCCAAACATTAAGTGATCATGTTCAAAAGGAATAGATGCTTCAAAGTGAAATCTAATTGTATTAGCCTTTTCATACTCAAGCATATCCAAACATTTTTGCCAATCAATCTCACAGTCTGGGGTAAGTGGTGCATCTCCTTCAACATAAAGTATTGCAGCAGTATTAACAATATCAATTGTTTTCTTCATCATTGTTGTTTGATGACTGTGTTCATCAAAAATTATTGGCAAAACATTTTTCCATTCATGCAAACACTTCCATAAAATTATATTTTTGTATTCATCGTAATCTGCTTTACGATACAAACGCTCTTCACGCAAGCCATCAATTTGCAGTATAATTTCATTCTTAGGAAAATGAGCCCTGATTGTAGAGAGAGTTTCATCAATTACTTTTGTATCTGGGTGGCTTGGTAAAACAGAGGTAGCAACAATAATAGTTACATCATTTTTGTTCATATAAGTCTCTCATTACTTTAATAGAAAAATCTCTTTTATATTTAATCCACCAACATACCACTTGATGCATATTGTTTGGATAATTATTTATAAGATTGGGCAACATCTCTTTTAGTTTATTCCAATCATCAACTTTTTCAATTGGAACTCCTGCAGGGTAAACATAGTTAAAATAATCAATCATTTCACCTTTTGAATCAACAAGATCACCAACTGGTAAAGCCAACATTTCAATAGACTCAAAGAATCTAAATGTATCTATAACTTGAGCACCAGCAGGTGCTGGAGCAATCCTAGCTTTTGATAGAGTCTTGTAGTAGTCTTTGGGCTGTTCTCCCTGTGCAAAGCCTGGTGTAGGCTTATAAAGGGCATTTGGAAGGGTTGGCATTACTTCTGCTAACTGCTGTCTACGCTGATGGGTTATCTGTCCACCAAAATAAACATCATATTCTTTAATAGGATAATCAGGCAGGTTGCTTTCCAAATGCTGCGGTACCCCAATAAAAAATTTATTATATCCTTCATGTTTTTTATGAGAGTACTGAACCCAAATAGAAATATTAGGATGCTCAATCTTGTCTACATTAAAACAAGCACTCTCATCGCCAGTGATAAATAGAACTACCCTATCAAGATTTTTTAATTGTTTTGATATTGTTTTTTCTTTACCAGCGTTACCCTGCCCAGGAATAACAACAAATCCACGATCTGATTTTGGTATTTCTTTTACAACTACTTGCTCAACATTATTTTTTTCAAACGTTTCTTTAAGTAAACCATAATCCCATTTTCCGTCTGCAGCATCAAGTGGATTAATAGAATATATATAAGCTTTTATCATTTGTTATTTTTTCTCAAAATACCAGTGTGCTTCATGATTTTTTGCTAGAAATTCTCCAACATATCCAAAAGATTCTAGATAAGATATAGTGTCTTCAGGCGATGTATTATAATCACGCAGACCTAAATCATCATGAATTGACACGAATATTTTTAAATTATTATTTCTTAACGTGCTTTCTGCACCCTTAAATACAAGAAGTTCTGCACCTTCTACATCAATATTTAAAACATCTGGAACAATGCCAACTTCAGAAACATAGTCATCTAATTTAATCATAGGTATGTTTGCAGAATTATCATGAATGTATACATACTTATTGCGATCAATGATTGGACCAAGATAGTTTTCTCCCCATGCATTAAGATCAGTACCCTTACGAGTATCAGTTGTACTGTTGCTAATCAATCCAGCATACATGCCTAGCGGATCTACTGAATAATTTTTATACCAAAGAGCATGAATGTTTGGCCAAAATTCTGGTGTTGGTTCAATAAGCACCATGTTTTCTGGTCCAACGATATCAGCATAAACTAAATTGCACCAGCCAGATTCTGTGCCAATATCAAAAAATATATCACCTTTCTTAAGGTGAGTTTTCATACTATAGATTCGTTCACTTTCCCAATAATCCCACACATCCCAACTTGCTAATGGCTCATTAAGTTTTAACATATAGTCATAGTTTTTTGTTTGTCCTTGACGTAAATATGGAACTGTTTTCCATTCAATTGCTGATCTTTCAATAAAATTCATAACTCTAACTCCTTCATGATAGTTGCCCAACGATGTACATATGTATGCTCTTTCTTTGTGCGATTATGTCCGTTTAATCTAATTCTTTCTCTTAATAAAGAATTGTCAAGGTAATAATCTATTTTGTTTTTTAGATCATCTAGATTTCCATGCTTATAAAATACTACTTCATCAGGCATAAAGTATTCATCTAGTCCTTTAATTTCTGGGTATATGGTAAAACCACCACGACCAGTACTTTCAAATAATCTATCGCTAGTATAGTAAGGGTAGTCAAAGTTAATGTTAAGGCTATCTCCTACAGCTACCTTGCTTTGTGCATAGATCTTATTTAATTCATCACCACGAACAGTTCCAGTATCACCATCTCCACCAACATGTAGAAATCTTTTTCCGTATGTCTTTCTTAAGAAATCAATAAGATCTGATCTATATTTATGCTCATGGTGATATCTTTTGCTACCAACAAAAATAACATCGTACTTAAAGTTTTGTGTATTATAATCTGTGTGGATATAGCATTCTTTATCATAAACACCAGCAGGAAGGAAGTGTCCTTTTACTTCAGTATTTTCGTTAAACCAGTCAGCCATTAGCTTATCTACTGTAAAGAAATGTCCAATTGTTTTATAAAAGTTATCTTGTTCAAGATCCTTTTGTCTTTCAAGACCAAACCATAGATCAAGGTGATATGTCATTGTTGGTATACCAGCACTCTTTAGTCTGAGTAGAACATCATCCATTGTGATTTTGCCAACTGTTTCCCAGCCATGTGTGTGAACCCAGATAAATAGATCAGAGTCAAGTGCCTGATCAAGAATTACATGGCTTTTTGCCTTTTTTTCTTGCAGTTTTACAACGGTATGTCCAAGTGATTCAAGACTTTTAGCGTGATGATTCTCACTGCTATATGAAACCTCAAAGTTTCCAAGAAAAACAATTTTAGCCAACGCAACACCCCTTTTACTTTCATTACATTATAGCATCTCTATGTACCCCTGATTGGATTTGAACCAACGACCTGCGGATTAGAAGTCCGTCGCTCTTCCGCTGAGCTACAGAGGTATAGTGCGACAGGTAGGACTTGAACCTACGATTACCGAATTATGAGTTCGGGGCTTTAACCAACTAAGCTACTGTCGCTAATACCATTATTCTTTATCTTGCTTTACTCCAACGGTCATCACTAGATATGAAACCAAATACCCAGAAAAAAATGAACCGATTGTTAAAAGAATTAACTCAATCATTTGTTACTCCTTCCTTTTCATCTCTTCTCCAATGAACAAAAGACTTGACATAAACAATTCCGTATGCAATGGCTGCAACTATAAAACCATATTGTTTTGTTGTGACAGCATAAATAATCCAAAGACATTCATTCAGACAAAGTATTAGCCATCCCCAAATAGTTTTACGACCTACTAAGAATATACCAGTCACACCAATTGCTGCAAGAATCCATGACCACATTTATTTAGAAGATGGCATAACTTTTTCGCATGGACAAATAATTGATTCTGCCAAATCACCTTTTGCTTGAATAGTAATAATTGTCCCACACTCTTTATCTTCACACACATACTTACGCTTATTCATTGCCATTATGCACCCTTTCGTTTTGTCCTCTTGCAATTGCAGCACACACTTTAAAAGCTGCTTTTGTCCTACGGCTTTTCATAAACCCTAACCCCTGCCACACTGGTACAGTAGCCTCAATATCAAGGGCTATCTGTTCCCTAATCTCTTTTACTGTTGTGATGATTAAGTCCATTACATATGCCTTTTGTTCATCATCAAGATCTTTAGTCCACCCAGCATTTTCCATGTATCTATCATATCAGAAACTATGTCATATTGCAACTATGGTATGATTAGTCTATGTATGAATGCGACCACTGGTTAATACCCATAGTATACGGCTATATGTATGGAGAAGTCATTGATAAGGTAAATAACAATGAGGTTGTTTATGGTGGAATCAGAAAGCTTGCAGGTGAGGCAGAGTGGTTCTGTAACAGATGTCTTGAAGATGTTTATCTTTAATTAAATTATTGCCGATGCCGTTTTTTATTACCATACTTTAGCTTAACATCATACTTAATCTTATCAACCATTTCTTTTGTTACGGCATCAACATCAAACTCATTATCAAACTGTTGCTCAGTATCCATTTAAACACTCATTTCTTGTGTGATATAGTCTAACCTTTAGCATAATTTTGCGGGATGGAGCATAAAGAACCTCATCACAAACACATCTATAAGACCATTCACCAGTAAAGAAGTCATACATAGATCCTTTAAAGTTAGCATACTTATTAGCTACAAATACTGTGAAAGGATCTGGTATATCGTAATAGTTATTCAAAGTCTACCTGTGTTTCAAACTTGTTAAACCATTCCGTCATATAATTATCTTCTCCCCTTGCGATGTTAGCAGCAGCAATACGCATACCCAAGGCATTAGTTACTCCTGGCTCAATAGAAATGGCCTCTATCTCTGCTGCAATCTCTAGTCTTAACATCATTTCATCTATACTCATTTTATTCCTCCATATTTAACTCGTAGTAGGTTCCCCACCAAAAATAAGGCTTATACAATAATGTTGACGCATATGCGTGGTATCTGCAAGCAAGCCCATAATCATCATGATCCATATGATGTAAGGACATGTTTAAGTGGTACTTAGCAGGCTTTTCACAAAGATTGCCTATCCATCTAAGTGGAAGGATTCTTGTCTTTTGCATCTTCTTTGGGTTGTTGAGGAACCCATCGTAATCTTCCATCTTTATACTCTCTTTCATAACCTAAAGCTTTCCAGTCCATCTTCATAATGCTAGGTTCTTTTGGCACACCACACCTTATAATTACTCATAGTTTGATGTGTATCCCAATATTCAATATGTTCTTTATCCATACCGCAGTTTTTACAGATCATATATATAGTATATGCTGTTTTATAGCAATTGTCAAATTAACTATAGATTTATTTTGGTTGCATTTTCATTAATAAAATCATAATAATCTTTGTTTAATTGTTTTATTAATGAGGAAGAGGCAGCTAAATCTTCTATCATTATTCTTTGCTTAGTTTTTTCTCTAGGAATATGACCATCATACGTGTCTTCCCAAATAGGTCCAGAAAAAGATATATTATTAAAGTTGTTGATATAGTTTTTATTAACTATTCTATTAAATCTTTTAGCAATTTTTAAAAAATGGTTAACGGTATCTTCTGTTAAATCTTCAAACTTTCCTATATATATGTTATCTTTGTTGTTTTGTGCATGATACATATATTTTTTGTATAGCTCAATATGATTATGTAAAATCATATCTATAATCTTAATGTTGATTAGTCCTCCATTCTCCTGCTGCTTATTTATTAAAGAAGCTATTGCATCTGATGGCTTTCTAAATATAGTTATAATGTCCAGATCTTTTACACTAAAAATTTCAGGTATATGAACAGTCGCACAATCTCCATCTATTATCTTGGAGCCAACATACCCAGAATATACATTTCCAGATCTAGGAAAAGAATTATATACTATTTGATTCATCTAAGATACAAGATCCATTGATAAATGATCTAAGCACACATCTGCAACCAAATACTCACGACGATCTAATACAACATCATAGTGCGTTGCAGGCTTATCGCAGAAAAAGCATTTATATTTGTTCATATATTGATTATATCATAAATCATTTAGACATTATAGGTTGCAGCATTGTTTTATTGGCATTAATATTCATTAAATGAAATAGATAATCGCCAAGTCCTGGCTGGAACTGATTAAAAAAGTCATTACAGTTTTTATCAAATTTGCAATGTAGGGCAAACAAAACAAAGGTTTCGTAATCCATTGTATAGAACCATCTGTCAAAATGCTCTTTAAATTCATAAAAAACAGTTAAAGCAAGGTGGCTGTCAGCTGGTACACCATATTTTACTAGTTCTGCTAGTGTTTCTGTAAGAGTTACTGCCTCCGCAGCCATACTTTTCCAGTCATCTTTTGAATAGGTAGATATTCTATTTTTCATTCCAATAACAACAGGATGATCTGAGTCAACAACTAACATGTCTTTCCATAATCCAGAACAAGAGATTTCCATGTACATATGATATCACATTGGTTTGACTAAAGCCAGAGATGCTTTGCCCCACAGGTGTGGAGTCTGGTCGTCTGGCAGATAGCCTCCAGCGCCTCCAAACAGTATAGGTGTGTCTGGGTAAGCCATTCGGATACTACGCATAGCCATTTCATAACCACCCACAGTGTAGTTTAATCCAGAAAGTGGGTCATCTGCTAGTGCATCAGCACCGCAAGCGATAAAGATTAGGTCTGGCTTAAAGTCAAGGCAGACATTAAGAAATGATTTAACCGCATTGGTTAATCCTTCATCATCAGTTCCAGAGGCAAGAGGAAAGTTAAAAGCCTTCTTATCCAAATCTGAATTTAATCCTGTACCTGGAAAGATTCCATATTGGTGTACAGAAAATGTCAAAATATTTGGATTGGATTTTGTTAACGCTTCAGTGCCATCACCATGATGTGCATCGCAATCAAAGACTGCAACTTTCTTACCAAGCATTGTTGCTTTAGTGGCAGCGATAGCGAAATCACCGAATACGCAGAAACCGCTTGAGTGGTCTCGCATGGCATGGTGCTTAGCTCCTGGAAGGTGAATTGCTAACTTAGTCTTTGCCTCAAGTAGCGCACTAAGGGCAGTAAGAGTTCCACCTACAAATAACTTTGCAAGGTCTCCTAGATCATGACGTTGCCCACTCCATTCATTTGATAAACCCTTGACGGTCACATCATGGATATAGATTGGATCATGGCATATCAATAGGTCATCACTGTGTGGAACCTCTGGAAGAAGCTCTTCAATGTTTAGATTACGCTTTTGGCCGTTAAGGATTACCTGCTCGCGCCCCAGCATAAACCTGCGCCCCTGCGTTGGATGGTTAGGGTCAAATACCCAGTTCGCATACTCTGGGGAATGAATAATAATTGCATCTTTCATAAATCCTCAATCTCCTTTTCCATACTAATATCCCACACTATAAAACATTTAACACACTGAATTCCTGGATCACGCATATACCATTTATGGCTACAATCACCAGAAGTTTTCTTTCTCATACGCCTTGAAGTGCCATTTGTTATCTGTTGACTAAATACACCTTCTGGGTCATGGATATGACATAGCTCTTGAATACGCCAATCCTCAACTTTACATGAGCATGGCTTGCCCTTCTTCGTAATCGCAGTACACGCTCTCATATACCAAGCATACCCTATTTTGGCGGGTAAGTCAATAAAGGACTATTCACCCTTAATAATATAATAAATAGCCTGAATAATCAATAAGCTAGATACGCCCAACATACCATATATCCAATATATAAATAGATCCATGATACTAGGCAGGATACTCTGCATCTATAAGGTTTTCCCAAGATACTGTATTATAGAATCCAGCATCAATTAAGCTTCCTTCTTGATCATAAGTTCCACCATCTATGTAAGTTGCCAATATAGGCATAGGCTTATCGTCATAGACTGTTATAACAGGACGCTTATAACGTGCAGATATTACATCTCTATCTAAATATACAGTAGCCCTAAGAGTTTTTTGACGGACTAACAACTCTGGCATTAGACTGCTCCAGAGATATCATCTACTACTGTTATCGTTCCTGTTAAAACTGTATACACAGTGTCTGGGCTTGCACTTAAGAATATTGGAGTTCCACCAGATTCTGGATTTCTCCAACTAGAGAGTGTAAACCCTGTTCTTGTAGGAACTGGTGCAGTATGTACAAGACCTGCATCCCTAGTAGTTGTTGAGCCTCCCGTGCCACCATTTGCATCCCAAGTAACTCTGTATTGCCCAGCTGGGACAGGTGTTGGTGCATCTGCAGCGGCAACAGCTGAAGTGGCGGAAGAGGTAGCCGTAGCAGCTGAGCCAATGCCATTGGTTGCTGTGATAACAACTGTAATAGCCTTATTTAAATCTCCTATTAGAATAGTGTATATAGGAGAATTAGTTCCAACATTAGTTCCAGCAGCTTTCCATTGATAGGACAGAGTTGGAGTTGGTGAACCAGTAAGGCCAGTTGTACCAGCGGTCAACACTTGTCCTACTTTAGCTGTTCCCGTAATTGTTGCTGTTGAAATTGCAGGAGCAGTATCTGGCATAACATCTGGAGTTCCACCTTCTGATGTATTAACAACAGGTGTCCATTGAGCCCAAAAGGTTATATTAGAGGTTGGAGTATATGTTGCTCCAACATCTGTTACCTGAACATCAAATACATAATCTCCTGCAGCTAAAGTTCTACCTACTGTAGGACTAATCTTACATCTAACAGTTGATGGAAGAAATGCAGATGCTGTAGCCGATGTCTGCGTTCCACTAGATCCTCTTTTATTAGCAATTTTAAATATCACATTTTCATATAGCGCTAAGTCAAAGTCTGTTCCGTCTTGGTTTTTTAAAACAACATCAAATTCATATGTATCACCACGATAATACTCAAAATTATGGGTCACTGGAAATGGCATTATGTCCTCTTTTCTACACTTGATTATATCATGGTTTAAAGTTCGGCGGAAAATAGAAGTAACAAACCATCCCCTGCCCTACACGGGCACTATTGGTTACGCTTTTCTGCATTCCGCATATAGGTTCTATGTCTATGACAATTTGAACAGACTATCTCACACTTAGCTATCTCTTCATTGATAGCCTCCAAACCTCTACCCTTGACCCCTGATGAAGATAGGGGAAAAGATTTTTCAAACTCTGGCAGATGGTCAAAGTCTAGGATATATGGAGGGTATTTAATTCCACAGTCTAGGCAGGTAGGATGATCTTCCTTATATTGTGAGACATATCGTCTGATCCAAGAATTTCTGGATTTGATCTGGATAAGCCTCGCTTCCTTATTGCGATGATACCAGAGACGTTGTACACGGTTACGTTCTTCTCTTGATTTGATTGTCAAGGGTTTCTATGCTTCCAATTTAGCAGGGAATATACTAAAGACCCATACCAAGTCTTACTACAACGCCTAATGCCATCTTCCCCATAGTGATCATACATAAATAGGATTAATCTGGTTTTGTCTTTTGTTCTAATGAATTTGCCACAGTGGATACAGGACTGAAATATATGTCTAATAAAAGGTTTGTCAAAGTCTACATCATTCATATACCAAGCATAGCAGAAATTTCGGGGGAAGTAAAGAAAGCATCATAATCCCTATAGTAAATAACACATGCCAGATAGCCCAGACATCCAGATAGCCAGAGGTTTGAATACCCTGGAATTATAGGAGATATATGTCCGAATTGGGTGGTTTGATAGTGTTTGATAGGATAATAAATCTTACTGATATTTTTTAGATTTATCTTTCGTGGAGGAAAGTGGAGAGAAGTGGAGTATTGGGCCCTTAGACAGATGGCGTCGTAATGTCCAAACCTCTCAAACCTCCTATCACAAACCTTTCCTTTTGTCAAACCTCACTTTCTGGCCTGCATTATACCCCCCAAACCTCTATTTGTCAAACCTTTATAGCTTAAAAACCCCTATAAAAACCTAGACAAAATGCTCCAATTTGTCCAGAAAATATATAGAAAGGTTTGTAAAATATATAAAAACCAGGAGAAAAGGTTTGATATCGTAATGTTTTATATAGGGAGGTTTGGAGTAGTGGTTTGTCTATATCCCCCGCAAAATTCGGGGACGCTAAAGCGTTGATCGTAATGTCTGACAGGATTATTTAACACGTTATAACGCGGGAATTAAAGAAAGTAAAGTAAAGTAACTATAGCAGCTAGTGTAATAACAAACCCTGATAGTATAAGATAGAAGAAACCTTTACTTGGTGTATCATAAGGTTTGTCTGCATGCCTAGTAAAACCATCATTGATGAAGTAAGGTCCACCTGCTCTTGAAAAATGATTTCTTCCCATATATAGATTATAACATGGATTAATATAAGGTTTGAATAGGAGAAAATATTTGAGCTGTCGTAATGTCTCAAATAGGAGATTTTTTTTGAGCTGTCGTAATGTCAAAAACTGGGAAAAATTTGGACATATCGTAATAAGGTTTGATAGAAAGGTTTGGGGCCCGAGCCCCCGCAGGGGCTGACTTCTCAGCTTTTTACAATATCACTCAAGAGTTTGAAACCAGTATCCTCAATCTCTAAAAGTTCTAATAGATCAGCGAATGTTACATCTATGATTTCTATTGCAAGAGGGGTTGCCTCTACTATACCGTTGCAAATAAAATATGCCATAGGCAAACCCAAATCGTTAATCTCAATGAAGTCTTCAAACCATTCATTCTCAGAATGGTTGATCCAGATATCATTTAAGATATCACATTTGCTAGCGAGTTCTGTAGTTGTAGTCATGATGTTGTTCTTCCTTTTCTGCT